TGCCTTCATACGAATTTTAGACATCTCATATACACCTCTCGTACCAGCTTTAAATTTAGCTTGATCTGGTGTAAGTGTAGTGCCTTGTAGATTAATATGACCATCAGCTTGCATATTAATATCACCATCAGACTTTATATTGATATTACGTTTTGAGTGTATATCTAAATCACCACCCGACCATATCTGCATCTTCCACTTTGCTGAAAGGTCTAATCTGTCATTACATCGGATTAAAACTTCATCATCATAGGTGTGTACCACTCTACCTTTAACGTAGACATAATCATCATGCATAGAGATATCATAACGATCTCCCTTAACGTAATCTGTCTTATTACCGGCATGGTCGATCTCATAGAATGTTCCTGCTCTATGGTACTCATGGATACGTTCTGCCCCAGGCGTATCGTCAAATTCTTTAATGTGTCCTGATTCAGATTCGTATACTTTATTAAATGGATACTGTGCATTGAAATCACTAGTGGGTTGGTTCCAATGTTTTGCAGTAAGCCCTGTTTCAGGATCTGGTGAACCAATGTTAATCTTCCGTTCTCTAATATCTGATTTATATTGCAATACAGGATGTGGATCCACAATCAATACACCACCATTAATGTATTCGGAAAAGGTTGTAGTAATGAGTGCAGTATCACCAGGACCTGTCCATGCAGTTCCATCAGCACTGCCTAAAGCAACCGATAATGAACTTGAACCCGATGCACTAATAGCTTTAAAAACTCTACCATTAATTTCTTGCATACCACGAACACCAGCGACCTGTACAATATCGCCTGCAGCAATTGCTGGTTTTGTATTAGCCCCCATACTTGTAGTGGCTGTAGTGAAGAAACCAGATTTTGTTGTAACTATATTAGATGCAATACTTTCAATAGGAATACCACCCATCGCTAATGGGTTCATATCAGGTGTTTGTACTACTACTAAATCAGAAGGCTTGACATCTTTCCATTCTATATCTTTTCTACCATGATCTGGATCATTCATTTCATAAATGCCAGTACCATAAAATCCACCATCATACAATGCTTGTGCTTGTGCTTCTTGTGTTGGTGTTAAATCTTTTTTAGCAACATACTTAACTCTTGGATGGGTAACTCTATACCATTCTGTTGATTGACCAAACTGACCTGTACCTACTGTCGGACTTGAATTTTCCACCCTATCCCTAGCCCAAGGATACGTTGGCTTACCATCAGTATTACGCCAGAAACCATCCTCCAAATACCCTGTGGTTAGAATAAAATTCTGTCTATCTACACCCTTTAACCTATTGATTCCTACGATTAATTTTATATCAGCTGATTCTGGATTTTTTTCAAGTTCCCCAATTCTAAAAAATGGCTCCTGATCCAAACCATCTTTAGAATATGTCATAGTATCAGGCCACATCATTGTACCCATCTTAGTCCATGATGTTGGTAGTCGTGCATCACTAACTACTCGGCGAGTAGTCTTAAACATAGCGTGCAATAAATCTGAATGTGTAATTCTAGAAGTTGCTGCAGGACCTGTTTCTTTTAAAGCCGGATCACCAGGAAGATTAGTCCACTCTAATGCATTAATTTGTTCGGATAGAACAGTTTTACTTCCTGCTTCTGTTTCTGGAATATCAGCTTGAACTGGATCAGTTGCTAAATCTTGTGTTGTTTCAGGCGACCAATTTAAAACTCTTGGAAAAAGTTTTTCATTTGTGTAATCAAACTCTATGTACTTTACAAGACCAGAAGCTGTCAAACTACCAAAAGTTAATTCACTAGGGGGATGTGGTATCTTACTTTGATCATTTGTAGGATCAAAAAATCCAAATTCATAATCACTATATTTTTCTTCTGAACCAGGAATAGTCTGATCACCTTCAGCTCCATAGAGTTGGCTTTGAGGAAACTCTTTATATGCCCCACGATTCTTAGCCCACTTCCTAGAACCTTCACCACTGAGGGCTGTTGTGGTATTCATACCAGGCATCGTACCAATGACTACTGCATCATCCATCCAGCCGGTATCACTAAAGAACCCACACACCCAAGTTCCTTCTACAAGATTAACAGGGGCTTCTCCAATCCCAGCCATAGCAGAACCACCCACAGATTGCATAACCTGTGCCCACGGTAAATCTTTAGTTAAGATTTTGGTCTTATCTTCGGTATGATAACCAAGCCATCTAACTCTAACACGGCCTAGTTTTTGTGGATCAAATCTATCTTCAACTACACCAATACCCCATACAAAACCATCTTGACCTGAAAATGCCATATAATAATATCCTCTCTCTCCTGTATATTTATATAGGACAAAGGAGGATATAAATAGTTGGCTCCAGCGGAAGGGTTCGGACCTTCACCCACTAGCTCTCGCATTTAATGGCACCCTATCGACAGTAGGGCTGCTATACCAATTCGCATACGCTGGAATTTTTTTACATAGTAGCAACTATTTGTCTTATACTGTAATCATTCATTGCATGAAGCAATCGAGTGATACCAATGCCACCACCAACTCTAGGTACAAAGTTTAAAGATAGAAACTCATCTAATTCTTTATCAACTCTCTCCTTACCAAATAATTCATAGAGTAAATTTGCATACATACCATCTGAGATTTCATGGAACATTTTAATCATTTCATCGGGGTCACTACTACGCTCGGCTGAACCAATAGTTTCCTGTCCTGAAATAATAACATCAATCTTGGCTGCTGTACCATCACCATTCTGTTTCATATTCCAAAAAGGCGATGTATGATTTGGAAAATTTTTAATCATACATACTCTACCTTGCCACCTCTTACACATCTCTTCCTCATGTATGTGTCCTAATTCTTCACCTCCATAGAGATCAAAATAGTCAACCCATTCTGCATAATCCTTATCTACAATACTATGTTTATTACCAAACCCCATGTGCTCACATAACTCTCGTTCCATCTGTTCTAAATCATGGATGTCACCAGGCATCTCAAATTCAAACATTGGGAAGATAATGTCATGGCGACCTTCCGTAATATTCTTTTCATCCCTATAGGATGTAGAGACACAAAAAAACCCCGGGACTTCGGGGTTATTTAATAGTTCATATTCAAGCCACATTTGGCCTGTTTGGGGAAGTGGCCATATTTCTCCATTATAATTATATGTTGCCACTGTAGTAGGATCTTCACAAGCTGCTAAAATTGAAAGTCTATTTTGAGTGTGTACTTCTTGAAAGTTTCGGGCCAAAAAAAACGACCTCAATTGGGTCGTAGCCTCAGTAAACTTCTGTGGGTCAATTAACTGTGTCATAATTTGTTTCTCCTCAAAACGCTTTTTGTATTTATAAAAAAACCCATCCTTAGCAGATGGGCTTTTCCAACAAGAGGTCAGAGGATATCGGTTGAATCAGAGCCTTGTTCGTAACCTATATTCGTTGATTTATATTGTATATCATGTTAAACTCCTATTAGGTACAACCTATATTAATATCGTTCACGTTTTTTCATCTTCCTTCTCCTTCTTTTTTGCTGGGGTGGTAGGTACCTTCATGTGTGCCAAGCCTAAACCAGAACTTGCCACTTCCTCTGCCTTAGAAAGTTTGGCCTTCCTTTCTAGATAAAGAAGGCGTGCAACACCTTTCAAGGGCTTACGTTTATTCTTCGGTCGCATCATATGTGGGTCATCTGCATTACGCAAACGATCACGTTGTGACTGAAAAATCTTTTTGATTTCATGTGGTATTGTAGCCATCATCCTTCTCCTACGGGCTGAGTAGGTAACTCGGGAGTTTCTGATCCACCTTCTGTAACCCTTATCAAACATTTGTTTTGCTTTGCATACTGCTTAGCTATATTATAAGATTCTACCTCACTGGCACTCACAAACTGAGCAACAGGTTTTGATTTAGCATCTTCATCATCATCTCTAAAAAGTACATAATACTTTTTATTCTTTTCTCTTAATTCAACATACATCGTAAGTATTCTCTCGGAATTCATGTATCTTTATATCACCAGCTTCAGCCCATCGTGTATGGTCTGAACCAACAGCCTTTAACATAAATCCTAATTCGCCTTGTAAGTAAATAGGTGTATCGACTTGAAGCACTTCCCAGAAATGTTTATTTTCTTGTGAACGCAATTGTCGGTTCCTATTATTCGTAGGTAACAATTCAACTATGTCTCCTACCTTAATCATTTTAGTTGCCTCTAAATTTATCTACTTGTAGGTATCCGTTGATGTGTGCTTCTGCGGCCGTAAGACTGTTCATAGCTTCTCTAAGTTGGAACGGTTCTACTTCTTTTACAAATTGACCAGCTTGCAACTCACTACTAAGGTCTTTTTTTAATTCTCTTATTCGGTCTAAAAACTTTTGTCGTTCACTCATATAGTACAATCTCCTGTTGTTGTACTATATATCCTAACATATAAATGGTTGAAAGTCAAGGGTTTAAGAAAAAAAATAAGGGGGCGGATAGATGTGTTCTCGAATTAAGAACAGAGCCCTACGGGGGAGCCTCTCCAAGCATCAGGTGGAGTCCCCAAGTTACCTCAGGGACAACCCCCATCACTTCCAATAATTAGAAGTCAATTTCCTCATCATCATCTTCTGAATCGTCCACTTTGGACTCATTCATAATATCTTCCACCGACACACCAGCATCGACCTTCGTGTACAGATCAAGGAATGACTCCTTGGTTTCTGCATCGAATCGACTAATGCACATCGAGATGGCTTTCACTTTATCATCAAAGATAGAGTAAGCATTTACAATGTGAACCAATCGACGGGTCGAGATGATTTCGTCCACACCACCTTCGTAGAAAGTTTTGCGGATTACATCGGCCCATTTTACAAGGTTACCAACAAATTCGTTTTCAACCTTATCTCGTTTTGCCAATTCATTGACGAGAATCTTCTCCTCAATTTTATTGGTCGGGTAGGTCTGTTCGATTGTGACAGGAAACCTTTCAAGGAAAGATTCGTTCATCACATTGGTCCCGATAAAGCGACCATCTTCGGATCCCTGTCCCTTGGTGTTTGCAGTAGCAAGCACGTTGAAACCTTCAGCAGGATGTACCCACTTGCCAATCTTCTTGAGGTAGATTGACGATCCTTCCAAGACAGGCTGTAAGCACATGATCTTGTTTGAGGCAAGGTCGATCTCGTCAAGCAGAAGCAAGGCACCACGTTTCATGGCAGTCACAACGGGACCATCATGCCATACTGTCTCACCATTCAGCAAACGGAAGCCACCGATCAAATCATCTTCATCGGTTTCAACAGTAATGTTCGCACGGACGTATTCCCGTTTCAGGCGAGCACAGATTTCCTTGACCATCAAGGTTTTGCCGTTACCAGAAAGACCCGTGATAAACATCGGATAAAAGATCCGAGATTTCAGGACTTCTTTCAGGATGTTGAAGTTGCCCCAAGGGACGTAGCCTTCAAACTTCTCAGGAACGTAGGAACCCTCTTCCTCCATCACACCAATAGCAGATGGAGCCATCTGAACAACAGCTTCCCGAATCTCGGAAGGTACGGGCCCAGAGGTATTCTGAACGGTCATAACTTCACCAATCTCACCACGATCATTAGGCAGATGAAACAGCCCACGGGACTTTTTCAAGGTGTCACCTTTGACGAGCCACTGAGGATATGCAATCCCCGATTCCTCGACAACGGTTAGAATGTCAGCACGATCCATAAGGTTCGTACTTTCACCAAGGATCTCCCGAGCCGCCTGCACAAATGCAACACGTTTAGGAGTCATTTTAATAACTTTTTTCATATAAAATTCTCAGATGAGGTTAAGGATAGAATTTACAAGACCATTTTCGGAACCGCCCATGTGAGCAGGCCAATTCATATCAGCCACGACCACTACGACAGTCCACATAATCACGCAAAGGATAATAGTTTTCATACTGCAAAAATGTTTTCGTCAGAAGTCCAAAAGTTTACACCATGTTTTACAGTCACATCAGAATCAGCAGGAGCATAGCCCATGATTTTGATATGTTCACTTGGTGGATTTTTCATAGTTCGAGTTTCTTCAAAAACACGATCTCGCAATTCACCAGGATTAACAGGCGTTTCGATATTTTTAATGACCACAGAATCTTGCAACCAATCGGCACGATCCTCATAGTCAACAACCAAATCAATACGTGCCATTATATCGACACCATAAAAATGAATGTCAAAAAAGCAATAACGTAAAAGTAATATTTCATTAGAGTTCCCTTATATAGTTTTCTCATTTGATATAGCTATTATAGGACATTTGGGTACCTTTGTCAAGCCGT